TCCCATCTGGGCCAAATGTAAGATCATAGGGATTCCAGAATTTGGCATCTGTTCCTGTTCCATCGACATATCCCACTCCTGGGCTTCCAGCAAGTGTCGTAACAACTCCAGAAGGAGTTACTTTACGGATACAGGTGTTATTCATATCACATACATAAATATTCCCATCTGGGCCAAAAGCTATAGCAAGAGGACCATTGAATTGAGCATTCGTTCCTGTTCCATCGGCATATCCACCTACTGTTGGTGTTCCAGCAATTGTAGTGACAATTCCTGAAGGAGTTACTTTACGAATACAATGGTTATTCGTATCAGCTACATAAAAATTCCCGTCTGAGCCAAAAGTCAGGGAGTTGGGGTAGCCGAACAATGCCCCTCCCCCAGTTCCATTACCATCGGTAAAGCCTACTACACCAGGTGTGCCAGCCACTAAAGCGGTTGTTTGTGTGATAGTCATCGTTGAGGTGTAGTTTGTGGTGGTGATGGTTGAGGTTGTGGAAGAGCCGCCTGTGCTGCCGCTGCCTCCTGTGATTTTTTGGATTGAACCAGGGATGGAATAATATAATGTGTCAGAAAACATATGTACAGCATTGTTGGGTTCAAATGACAATTGGCTTACAGTAGTAACAACTCCTGAAGGAGTGACTTTGCGAATAGCTTTGTTATTTTGGTCACCCACATATATATCACCATTTGAAGCAACTGTAATTCCAGAAGTATAATAGAATTGAGCATCTGTTCCTGTTCCATCGACATATGCAGTTGTTCCTGACCCAGCAAGTGTGGTAACAACTCCTGAAGGAGTCACTTTACGGATACGACAGTTAGACCTATCTGATACATACATATCACCATTTGAAGCAAATGCCAGAGCATAGGGATAATAGAATTGAGCATTCGTTCCTGTTCCATCTTGATAACCATAATTTGACCCAGCAACAGTCGTAACGACTCCATCAAGAGTTACTTTACGAATACAGTGGTTGGCAGAATCAGCTACATATAAGCTTCCATCTGGGCCAAAAGCCAGGCCAGTAGGACTATTAAAACTAGCGTTCGTTCCTGTTCCATCGGCATAAGCCCATTGAGCTGATCCAGCAAGTGTAGTAACAACTCCAGAAGGAGTCATTTTACGAATACGGCAGTTATTCAAATCAGCTACATACAAATTCCCATCTGGGCCAAGTACTATACCAGTCGGTGCATAGAATATAGCATTCGTACCTGTTCCATCGGCAAAACCATATTGACCTGGACTTCCAGCAATTGTAGTAACAACTCCAGAAGGAGACACTTTACGAATAGAATGGTTTATTTGGTCGATTACATATATATCACCATTCGGTGCAAATACAAAATCAATAATATAACCTAATGCCGCTCTAGAATCAATAGTACCATCGCCATCTGCATGTCCATACGTCCCTGGGACGCCTACAAATCTAGTAACAACTCCTGAAGGAGTTACTTTACGGATAACGTGGTTTCCAGTATCAGCTACATACATATCTCCATTTGGACTAAACGCGACGGAATATGGGTTCAAAAATTTAGCATTCGTTCCTGTTCCATTGGCATATCCATTGACGGCCCCACCATTTACTGGGTCTCGTCCACCAACAAATGTAGTAACAACACCAGCAAGAGTCACTTTACGGATAACCTGGTTTCCAGCATCAGCCACATACAAATTTCCATCTGGCCCAAATTGAATTCCTTGAGGACAAAAGAAAGTAGCATTTGATCCTGTTCCATCGGCGAAACCATATGTACCTGGACTTCCAACAAATGGAGTAACATCTCCTTGAGGAGTCATTTTATCGATATACTGACCCATCATATTAAGTACGTAAATATTTCCATCAGGGCCAACTGACAAATCATAGTCACCATAAATATTAGAAATTGTAGTAACAACTCCAGAAGTAGTCACTCTACGGATATTGCCTGGTTGAGATACATACATATCACCATTTGACGCAAGTGTAATTCCTAGAGGAGTATTGAATTGAGCATTCGTTCCTGTTCCATCGACAGATCCAGGTCCAAGTGACCCAGCAAGTGTGGTAACAACTCCAGAAGGAGTCACTTTGCGGATACAATTGTTTACTGTGTCACAGACATATATATTCCCATCTGAGGCAACTACCAGGCCATTAAGAATATTGAATAGAGCATTCGTTCCTGTTCCATCGGCATATCCACTTACTCCTGGGTTTCCAGCAACTGTAGTAACAATTCCAGAAGGAGTGACTTTACGGATACAATAGTTAATTTGGTCCACTACATACATATCGCCATTTGACGCAAATGTCATGTCAAATGGACTATTGAATACTGCGCCACCTTGACCAAAGGTACCATCACTATATCCAGTTAGACCTGGCTTACCAGCAACTGTAGTGATTGTTGGCGAGCTGCCACCACCGCCACCACCACCCCCACCACCAGAAGAAATGCCACCAGTGCGAGGATTCGCCATAACAAGCGCGCTTACCGCCGACTTGTACTTGGCCATAGCCGCAGCATAGTCAGAAGAAGTCTTCAGCTTCATTTGGCGCAGCACAGTGATTTCAGGAAGACTGGTTCCATCCATCAGTGCATTGTCAAGGCGACTCTTTACAAGCTCATCCTGCGCCTTCGCCGTATCAAACTCCGCCTTTACATCAGCGTAATTGATAAACGCCTTGTTGTAAATGGACGCAAGCGAATTTATCTTCGCCGCCTCAACCTGTCCCTCCTGGAATTCAGCGGCAGCACCCATTATGCTGCTCACAGATTGTTTGAGAGAGGCGGCATATTCATTAAAAGTGCTTTGCGCCTTTTGTAGAACCAGCTGAGCACGCTCCTGTTTTACCTGCGCATCCTGAGAGATTTCACGAAGAGCCGTAACCTCGGGCAAACGCTTGCCTGAAGAAATCGCCACGTCAAGGTTTCTCTTCGCTACCATCAACGCCGCATTCGCCTGAGAAAGCGTGTTTTTGGCGGTATTCAGCGCAGCAACTAGTGCCGCCGCCTTCAGAGATTTCTCTGCATCACCCGCACCCGCCGTTTGTTGCGCGAAATACGCCTTCGTCGCTGTAATCGTGCTTTGGTAAAACGTCTCAGCGTTTGCCGCGCTCGCACCAACAACGCTAATATTCGCCACAGCGGCGGCGGCAGCATCGTTCGCCGCAAGAAGCGCCTTACGCGCATCCGCCAATTTGGCAGCGGCAGCATCGGATTTTACCTTGGCCTCAGCAAGAATAGAATTCGCCTCTAACACAGCCTTACGACGCGTCTGAAGTTCCGTGAAAACGGCACCTGCGCTGATTCTGGCGTCCAGGGTTGTTTGTGCTTCGGTGGCAGCCGCAAGCGCATCCGCCGTCACCGTCGATGTATACGTATACGCCGTCGTTGCCATATTTACCTTGCGAGTCGCCTCATTCACGCCTGCCGCCGCCACGGAAGAGGCAAGAGTGGCAGAGTTCACCTTCGCCTTTTCGGCCAGCTTGAATGCACCCAGTTCAAGGTTGTAATAGGATGTCAGACTGGAAAGAGTGGCCTGCGCATTCACCTCCGCCCTCTCTTTTGCAGATAAGGCGGAAACAGCAGCCGCCTTGAAAATCTGTATATCCTCAGCCTTCTTTCCAATGGTTATGGCGTATTCCAGATTGGATCTGGCAGTATCATATTTGTTCGCCGACTCAACAACGCCGACATACGCCTTATCGGCAACTAACGACGCATTGAGGCGCTGCATCCTTGCCTCGTTTAACTTTGCTTCCAGCGTCACCACAGTCTGAGGGTCCAGCACATCTTTCTCTGCATCCACAAGCTTCTTCGTCAATGGGTCAGAGGCAGCATCGGCGGCTGCTTTGGCGGCGGCCAAATCAGCGGCTTTCTGCTCGGCTTTCATGGCAGCTGCCTTGGCGGCAGCCGCATTCGCCGACACAACCGTTGCCTGTGCCGTGGCCGCCTGGGTTTGCGCTGCCGCAAGAGTGGCAGCCGCTTTATCGGCAGCATTCTTGGCGGTCTCTAACTCAGCAGCAGCCAAGTCGGCAATCGCCTGGAGATTCTCCGCAAGTGCAGCGGCAGCCACCGCTGCAGCGCGCTGCGCCTGGATTTCCGTGTCCTTCTTCCCCGTCGTAATCGCCAGCTGTAGGGCGGCCTGCGCCGCCTTCGCTGCAGCCACAGCCTTCGCCGCCGCTGCAGCCTGCTTCTTATTTGTATCCACCGCCTTCGTAAAACGCTCCTGCGCAGCAGCAGTCTGTGCCGCCGCAGCCGCCATCGCCTGGGCCGCCGTGCGTTGGGCCGCAGCAGCATTGGCCGCCGCCTTCGCCGTCATCGCCGCCTGCTCAGCAATCGTCATGGCCAGCTCGGTCTTCGCCACCTCCTGCTTCGCCACTGCACCCGAAGGGGTATCCGTCGCCACGATTTGCAGGCGAATCTTGAACACTGAGCCAGCGGCAATCACAACCGTTTCCGATTCCTCCTCGGCGCTATCCACGCCACGGCGCGTGACCGGGTTCAAGAATTTCATCTGGACGGCAATCTCAACCTTGTCGTTCTCCACGAATCCCCAGCTTCCGCGAGAATTCGTGTCGACACTTGTTTCAAACAGACCAGGAATCTGTTTTCCAGCAGAGTCAAAGAAACGAGAAGGGTCGGCCGCCAATAAATCGCGGAACATTGCATCCACAGCGCCCTTATCCATGCCAGGAGTGTTGCTCACCGACTCTTCCTGCGACAGAGAGGCGTGAATAGCGCTGACGAGAGCGCCGTTGCTCAACATATCATGCGCATCCTGCAAATTATACACAACTCCCTCGGTGGGCGCTGAAGAGCTGCCATAGCACTTGTAAATAACGTAGGCCATGACGATGTCGTTCGCCATGACGCTGCCATTCTTACGAATGCGCGAGTCCGTATTTGCGTCTAGGATAGCCGAGCTGAAGTTCAGGCCATTCGTGACACCATCTACGTCAGTAAATGTGCGTGAGAGCGCATGTGAAAGAGCCTCGTCAAATGAGATAGAGCTACCCTCTGCTTTGAAATGACCCACAGCACGGTCACTTCCAGAAGGGCGATCCCACACAAAGAAGCTGTTCATGTCGTCGACAGACATGGGAATCTGAACACGATGGCCCATGGTGCCGGACTCTGCCAGATTCACAGCCTGCCTGGCTACATCCGTGGTAACCAGCTTTCTGTACCGTATAACGGAAGCAGACATCCTTATAATTAACCATGTGAATAAAAAATTATTTTCCTTTTACTCGTTTCTGTGTAAAAGGAAAATACATGTGTTTTTATCTATACTACACTTATTTACATCATGAAGTCGCCCAGCAGAACCTCGCCGCCCACCAGGTAGAAGATACCATCGCCAACCGATACAGCGTTGTCAACCTTCAGCTCCACGGCAGACACGTAGAGGCCGCCAGGTCTAGAAGGCACCACTCTGTAGCTCAGGATCTTCGTGGGCGTGGTTGTCACACCCAGACCCAGGATTTGGACACCAGACAGGTCAACCGCGGGGTATGACACAGAGCCAACCGTTAGACCCGTCTTGGCACGCTGTAGAACAACGCTGTCGATGTAGATGTAATTGCCCGCATTTCCACTCGCATCCGAAGTGGTCACCTTTGACTCATTCATGCTTACCGTCGTCATGGTGAACGAGAGAGTGCTGCCCATCAGAGGAAAGGGAATGGCGGCTTTCACTGCATCCGCCGCCGCCTTGGCGGCAATCTTCGTGGTAACATCCGTCGCCACTAAATCAGAGGCATTCTTTGACGCAGACGCCAGCGCCGCCGCCGCCGTCGCCGCCGCACGCAGATCTACAATCTCCTGCTCCGTCTTTCCGCCCAGAGGGCTGGAAATCACATTGCCAGACGCGTCAGTTACCTCCGTGGCAGAGTAAGGGAGGATGGCGAGGTTGAGCGCACGGTTCGCCGCAGTGGATAGCGCATTGTCCGTATTGTATTTCGCCAGTGCGATGGTCGCCGCCGCCTGCGCTGCAGCCACCGCCGCCGCCGCCGTATTCACCGCCGCGGAAGCAACCGCCAGCTTGTCGAACTGCTCAGCGGCGTCCGTGAGTAGTGTGGATAGAGGGTCCACCGACGCATCCTGTCTGGCCTGGGTCACGGCAGCCTTCTTCAGATTGAGAGTCGCCATGGCGTTGGAAGCCGCCGTGGTGGCCGCAACCGACGCATCACGCAGAGACTGGATTTCGGCTATGCCAGCGCCGCCCGCAATCGCCGCATCGAGAGCCGCCGCCGCGATTCTCTGGGCCTCCGCAGCGAGGTCATAGTTGTGTTGCGCATCCGCCTGCGTCGCCTTGGCCGCGTTAAAGGCAGCCATCAGCGCATTCGCCTTCGCCAGGGTCGCCTTGTTCGCCTGGTATTGCTGTAAGCTATTGAGGATCGCAATGGCATTGGCGTCGGCATTCACCGCCTCCCTCGCAATGGTCACCGCGTTGGCAGCCGCCGTAGCCGCCGCCTGGGCGGCGGAAACCGCGTTGCCCGCCGCCTGTGCAGTGGCACGCAGGCCCTGGATCTCGGAAATCGTCGCACCACCCGAGATGGCCTGGTCGAGCAGCGCCGCGGCAGTGTCATAGGCAGCCTGCTTGTTCGCCAAATCCACGTTGGCGGCGGCCTGCACATCTACCGCCTTGTAGAACATACGCGCGCGCGCATTCGACTCCGCGCCAGCGATGGCCGCCTGCTGCGCAACCTGCGCCTGTAGCAGGAGGTCCTTCGCGATTTGCGCAGACGCCAACATGTTGCCAGATGCGTCTCTTGTGCCGGTTTCAATCGCAATACGCAGCGCGTTCTGCGCATCGTTCGCACGGTTTCTGTCGGCAAGCGCCACAGACTCCGCAACACGAGCCTGCTCTAACACCGTGCGCAGAGCCTGGATGCTCTCGACGTCGCCACCCGCCGTGATAGCCGTGTCCAGATTCTTGGCCGCAAGGAGAGAAGCACTTTGAGCCGTCTGTAAGACGGTCAGGGCCTGCTGGTAAGCAGAGAACGCCGCCACATAGGAATCCACCTGAGAATTGGCAGTCGCACGGTTAATCGCACGCTCCTGCGCCACAACCGCCGCATCTAGAACCGCCTTCGCGTCGGCATTGATGAAGTTGCCAGAAGGGTCCTTCACTAGCAGCGACGCAAGAGAAGACGCCGCAGCCGCCGCCGCCAGGTTCTCCGCCGCCTTCAGCGCAGCCAGCGCATTCGTCGCCGCCTGCACATCCGCACGCAGCTCCTGCAGAGCAGACAGGTCTCTGCCTTGCGTGATGGCCGTGTTGAGAGCCGCTGTCGCCGTGTCAAAGATGGACTGCTGGTTGTATGTGGCAGTGTGCGCCGCATTCGCCTTGGCGAGCAGGTCCATGTACTGGCGAACAAGGGAGTTGCAGCTCGCCGCCTTCGCAGAAGCATTGGCCGCAGCAAGAGAGGCCGTGAAAATAACCAGGCCACTCGCATCCGTGGTGTACGCCTGGGTTATCTCCGCGCCGGCATCGTCAATCGTCTTATTCGCCGCCGCCCATGTTAGCTGTTGCGCCAGCGCCGCCGCTGTGAACACGGCAGTCTGCTTTGCAGACGCAGTCAGCTGCGCCGCCGCCTGCGCAGTGTTACGCAGAGTCGTGATCTCCGCCGGTGTCTTTCCGCCGACCACCGCGTCGTTCAGCGCAGACTCCGCCACATACTGCGCATACTCGGCCACAACCAGCGCCTTCTGCGCATCCGTGTCCTTGGCATACGCACCATTCAGCGCAGCCGCCGCCGCATTCGTGCGCGCCTGGTTATTCGCCTGCTCCTGCACAATTCTCATGGAGTTGAGGATTGTGATCGCCGCAGCATACGTGGGGCCGGGCGTGAACACCTTGCCCAGCGCATTGAGAGCCGCCTCCGCCGCCGCATTCGCCGCCGCCAGCGTCTTCGCCTCCTCTGAAGAGGCCGCAACCGACGCAGCACTCAGGGAGCTAATCTCAGAGAGAGTGAGGCCGCCTGTTACTCCGTTCTCAAGAGCCTGCTTAGCCAGCAACGCCTTGTTCTTCGCATCCTTCGCCGCATTCGCCGCAACAACGGACGCAGACTCGGCAGCGATATACGCCAGCACGAGCGCGTTGGCCTCGGCGTTCGTAATAGATGTTAAGTTGTCCGCCGCCGCCTGAATGAGCAGAGCATTGGCACTCGCATCCCAGATTGTGTTGTTGTTCAACACGAGGTTGCCAGAGCCGTCCACCGTGGGGTTGCCAGACGCATCCAGCACCAGACCCTTCTGGAGCTTGTCCTCGGCCACATCAAACGCCGCAACGAAGGAGTTGTATATGGACTCCATCTGGGCCTGTTTGTCCGCCGCCGCCTGCGCAGCCGCACGCAGAGAAACAGTCTCAGGCACAGTCTTACCAGAGCGCACCGCCGTGTCGAGCGCATCCTTCGCAACCACATACGCCGCCTTCGCGGCATCCAGGTTCTGCTTGGCATCATTCATCGCCATCTGCGCGCGGTTGAATTCCTGCGCACGCGCATTGGCGTTGGCAAGATACACCTTGGCGTTCTGGTAATTCGTCGACGCAACCAGCGCATTGCGAATCATCGTCGCCTGCGCAGTAGAGGCGGCAGCATCCGCAACGCGAGCCTGCTCCGCCGCCGCCGCCGCAGAGACCGCCGCAGCCTTCTTCGCCACGGCATCCGCTAGAGCCGCCTCCGCCGCATCCGCCGCCGCACGCGCCGCCGCCGCCGCCGTGCGCGTGTCCAGGGCCGCAGCACGCTTCACCTGAACCTCCGTCATCACTGCACCCGCCGCAATCGCCGCATCCAGGGCGGACTGCGCATTCGTGGCAGCCGTCTGCGCAGTCGTGTTCGCCGCCTGTGCCGCCGTATTGGCAGTTACAGCGGAAGTACGCTTGCGCTCCACGGCATTCACATCGGCATTCGCTATGCTGACTCTTAGCACACAGGCATCAGCAGAGGCCTTCGCCACCAGTTGCTGCGCAGCAAGCTCCGCACGCGCCGCATCAACCGCTGCCTGCGTCGTGGAAGAAGTAAGCGCATTGGCACTGTTCATCTCAGTGGCCGCAGCAACCGCGGCAGCACGAAGCATTTGAATGGTGGAGAGTGTTTGGCCAAGCGCAATGGCGTCGGAGAGAGCCTTTGAGGCAGCACGCGACTTCTGGGTGGCGAGGTCCGCCGCCGCCTGCTGATTGTCCGCCGCTGCCTTGGCAACGACACGCGCACTCACCTTGGCATTCAACTCCGCCTGGAGCGTGACTACCGTCTGGGGGTCAAGTACCTTCTTCTCCGCGTCCGTCAGCTGCTTCGTGAGAGGGTCGGAGGCCGCATCCGCCGCCGCCTTGGAAGCCGCCGCCGCCGCCGCCGCATCACTGGACGCCGCCATGGCCGCCGCCGCCGCCGCCGCATTCGCCTTGGCAACATTCGCCGCAGCAGCAGCCGCCGCCGTCTGCGCCGCCGCAAGAGAAGCCGCCGCTGCATCCTGCGCATTGCGAGCATTCTGTAAGTCCGCCGCACCAGCATCCGCAATCGCCTTGGCGTTCTGCGCCGCCGCCTCAGCCGCCACCGCCGCCGCACGCTGGTTCTGAATCTCGGACTGGGTCTTGCCAGTTACGATGGCCTGGTCCAGTGCAGCCTGCGCCGCTCTCGCAGCAGCCTGCGCATTGGACACCGCCGTCGCCTGCGCCACGTTGTCCGCAACCGCCTTTTGGTAGCGGGCGTTTGCCGCGGCAGTCTGGCCCGCCGCCGCATTCACCGCCTCGGTCGCCGCACGCTGGGCCGCCGCCGCATTGTCCGCCGCCTTCTTCGTCGCCGCCACCTGCGCAGCAAGCGCATCGGCAATGGCATTCGCCTGCGCACCCGCCTTCTCCGCCGCACCAGAAGGAGTGTCCGTCGCCACAATCTGGAGGCGGATGGTGAACTTGCTGCCGGCCGCAATAATCACATTGTCCACCTCATCGTTGCCACCCATAGAGGGGTCCTGGACGCCACGGCGGGTCACAGAGTTCGTGAAGTTGAACTGCACACGCATCTCAATCTTGTCGTTCTGCACGAAGCCCCAGTTGCCCGTAGAATCCTCGTCCACGTTCGTCTCAAACAGACCCGAAACCTGCTTGCCGGTAGCGTCGAAGAAACGCATCGGGTCCGCCGCCAGTAAATCGCGGAACATGGCATCCACAGAGCCCTTGTCGGCACCGGCAGCTGTAGAGAGCGCCTCCTCTGCAGAAAGAGAGTTGTGAATCGCCATGGTTAGAGTGCCGTTGCTCAACATTTGCTGCGCATCCTCGAGGTTATACACGACCGACATGGTGGGCGCAGCCGAGGAGCCGTAGCACTTGTATAACAGATACGCCATGACAAGATCGTTGGCGCTCACATTGCCATTCTGGCGTAGACGGCTGTCCGTATTTGCATCCAGAATGGCAGAGCTGAAGTTCAGACCATTTGTTACACCATCCACGTCAGTGAACACCTTGGACAGAGAGTTAATCATAATGTTGTCGAACTTCACGCCGGTAGAAGTCGTCGCAACAAAGTGACCTACCGCGCGCTCGCTTCCAGCAGGGCGATCCCACACGAAGAACGAGTTCAGGTCGTCCACAGACATGGGGACCTGTACGCGATGGCCCATGGTGCCGGACTCTGCCAGATTCACGGCCTGATTCGCGAGATCAGTGGTAACCAGCTTTCTGTACCGTAAGACGGAAGCCGACATCTTTTATAGTCTAGGTTGAGATTTTTTTATTATACGGTCCCGTAAAATAAAAAAATAAAGAGACAATTACATTATCAAAACTACCTGACGTGGAGCAACATCTACAGAAACGTTAAGACCTGCCGCAGTGAAACCCTTTTGTTCCATAACAATCTTCACTAAATCCAATACTGTAACAATATTCGTAATAACAAGAGATAAGTTATCTAAATCTATAAATTCGTTTTGACCAAATGGATCATAATCCATTCTTTATATTTACATCTTTTTCTTTCTGGCCTGAATATCTGCAGCAATACTGTTATAATATGTGACGAGGGCTTGAAGGTCTTCTACCGTCTTAACATTTGTCTTTGTTGATGTATGTTCGCTCAGTTGAGCGAGATATGCTGAAACAGCGGATGCACTGTTTCCGCCAAACATGGATTTATTTGAACTCCCGCGCGGCATCTCTATTTACGGTGCGTAACTTTGAAATGCCAATACGCTTCGTCGGGAGTGGAGGTAAAGGGCGAAAAGGTAAAGGGACAGTGCGATATTGGCCGATTACTAACCATTTAGGTTTGAGACTGCTTAGAGGTTCCATGCTATTCTATGCTAGTATGGAAAGTTTGGAAAGTGTTCAAAGTTTTCAAAGTTTAGAAGAAAAGCAACCATGGGGCGTAACGAAATATTCAGTCAATCCAGGCTCCCACGTCATACTACAGACAGAAAAAGCAAAGATAGATTTAATTACAAATCCTCATTTTGGAAGAATGCTGTTTATTGACAATATTCTACAATGCGCTGAGACAGACGAGCATATATATCACCAAGCCCTTGTTTCTCTAGCGAATCCTCATAGAAAAGTCCTCATTCTAGGTGGCGCGGAAGGTGCCACTGCCAGAGAAGTATTCCGCTTCCCTGACGTTGAAACGGTCGATATGGTGGATTGGGACGAAGCCCTTGTCGCCCATATGAAAACAGAATCATTTTCAAAAGGCGCATTTCAAAACCCTAACCTAACTATCTTTTACACAGATGCTATGGAATTTTTAACCACGTGTCAAAGGGTCTATCATTCTATTATCATTGATTTACTTGACCCACAGGACAGCCATGAAAATAAATGGCTTTCTGCAATTTGCCATCTCGCTTTTACACATTTGGCGTATGGCGGAACACTTTCCGTGAATGCAGGAGGCGATTATAAGAGGGCGTGCGAACTCATTGAGCTTGTGTCAAAGGGGGGTATGTATGAATATCGGATGGTTGACCGATTTGTTCCTAGTTTCCAGGAGTCGTGGTATTTAATCCGATTTCGTAGGAGAGTACAGTAGATATGGATGCCGATGGTCCCGTAGTATACTGCCTGGCCACCGTTGAAGAGCCTATAGTAACATATATTGGTGCAACAATGGATAAAGAAAAGCGCCTTCGGCAGCATAATGGACTTTTAGCAGGAGGCGCGCGAGCTACTGGTAGAAGGCCATTGAATTGGTATAGAGTCTGTTATGTACAAGGATTCGCGAGCTGGAATGCCGCTCTTTCGTTTGAGTGGCACTGGAAGCATTACAGTCGCAAATGCCTTGGAGCGCCGTTGGAGAAACGGAGGAAGGGTCTTGACGCCTGTTTGGAGTGGGCGAGTAGAATGGGCGGAGAGGAGTTGGAGGTTGTATATGAATAGGATCAGAAAGCGCAGCTTCAGAAAGCGCAGCTTCAGGACCGAAGGTTCAGGGACCGAAGGTTCAGGGACCGAAGGTTCAGGGACCGAAGGTTCAGGACCGAAGGTTCAGGGACCGAAGGTTCAGGAAGCACAGATTCAGCATCCATAAGAAACATATCGTTTTTCTATATCAGAAAATCCAGCATATTGGTATCCCATATTCGGAGAAAAGCAGAAACGTTTTATAGTGAGTCGGTTCCAATACATATCAAGCGCATACATAAATGGCCTGTTTTCTTTTTCTAACTCGGCTGCAGATTCCTTGAAATTGTTATATACTTCTGTTACACTGTCCTTGTGAATACAATATCCACTTGTAGTTTGTGAATATACGACTTCTTTGATTCCTTCCACATGAGTTTCCTTTGATGGTCTTCCCGCCTGGTTTGTTGCTAATAATAATATACCCCAATCTTTAAAATTCATGAAAAACTTTTTCATAAGGGCGGTGTTGTTTTCGATGCTTGTGTCATAGAATGTGAAGTCGTCTTCGAAGATAATACACGTAAGCCATGCAGGATTCGCCATGAATTGCTCTAATGCTTTGATATGGCTTTTCGTACATCCTAGGGCGCCGTTTGTATGATATACTGCATCTATTCGGACGATTTTGGATTCATCGACACAAAACTTTTTCATTTCTTGTAGGAAATGCTCTTTCCTGTCGGTACGTTGTTCCAGATTTATGTAGAATATCACGTCCACTTGGTCCATTTAATACAGTTCTATATGTATAGGTAGAATGTTATGGATAGATTATTTCCGCTTTGATGGCGAGGAAATTGCATTTACTCGCCTTGAGCATTTGTTTCCCGTAGTGGATAAATTTTATATATGTGAGCAGCGGTTTGTATCGAAGGGTGTGAAAAAGAAGGCGTTCTATATTGACCTCATGAAAAAACGTTTTGAGCCGTATTTGAGTAAAATAAAGTTTCTTTTGCTTGAAGAGGAAGAGCAAGACCAAGAAGCCGGAAAAATACTTTCCGAGAATTCTGATGTACAGTTTATTGTAACGGTGTGCGAAGTAGATGAGATTCCTAATGTTTCCTTGATGAAGTGTGTAAAAGAAGGGTTGTATAATAAGTGCGCGGAGGGTTGTATTTATCTGGAAATGCCGGTTTATTATTATAATCTGAATTGGCGCTCTGAGAAGCATACCTCGGCAACGGCGTTTGTTGTCAATGACATTTTACTCAAGGAGCACAAGGAATTCCAGAAATTCCGAGACCAGCGGGGGCCGGTATTTGGCGTGTTTGAATGCGGCTGGCATTTCTCGTATTTCATGTCGGTCAAAGAAATTCTTCGGAAATTGAGTTGGATGAAGTTGGACGCGGAGTTTATTACCAATTGTATTATTTATGGAAAAGATTTGTGTAAAAGGGATTATGTGACCATTGTCCAGAATTCTGTGGCCGCTGGCAAATTTCCGAAGGAGTTTTTGGCTTTACACGGAAAAACTATGGGGGCGCAGTTTGAGATGTGAGAATTTTGGGGGGTGGATGGGTTGAACTTGGTTACAAGTTGGGAGGATTGGAGCTTTCTAACGTTTCATTAATTCTTCTTTTATACGCTCTAACATTGTTGTATTTTGTAATTAATTTCTCAAATCGTGCCTTTTGCTCTGTGCCAACCAGAGTGTTCCAAATACTTCCTAACTCTTTCATATCTTCTCTAATGTATTTTGTCTCTCCGAATACCGCTTCATATAATTTAACAACCTCGGTATGATTGTTGTTTTTTAGTAAGGCAAACATTTCATTCCGTGGAATTCTTTTCCGTTCATTTGATAGTGTTATCTGCTTAGACCTAACATCAGTCCTTGATGCATTCTCAAGATAATTTCTAAACTCGCTATTTGTCATTGTATACGCGGTTGCATCAATGAGTTTTTGTATATATGATGCAGTTCTTTTATCTTCTTTACAAAGTTCAATATAAATATTAAGGGTTCTTTTTGAATAGTGTTCTATTATTTTAGAAGGCCGCAACCTATAGGAAGGAAGAGATTCTTCTACCTCTGGTATATTTTCGCTAAATGTTAATACAAAGTTTTTATATAGTAAATCAATATGATTCGCAAATTCTTTCATTGAAAGTTGTTTTTTCATACTATTACATGTTTCACATGCTGGTAAGATGTTATCTTTAGAATAACCTTTAAATGAATCAATTCTATCAATTCCACGTACTTCAGTCTCAGTGTATATCTTACAATAATAGCATGGTTTTACTACGCAATCTGTAAATTCCTCTAATGTTATATTAAATTCTATATTCCTTTTTGCAGCACTAGTGGCATATTCTTTAAAATGCCTTTCTGGGTTTGATATTCTTTCTAAAGAATAATTCCTCTCTCTTTTTCTATTATCTTCAACCTTTCTCATACTTGAATAACAGGCTTCACATTTTTGAACCAAGTCTTCTTTTACCCCCTTCGTTAGATTATCTATTTCCTTACCACACATTACACATAAACCTTTTTCTTTTCTTTCATCGTATTGTGTTTTTTCTTTTTTTCTTATATTTGTAAGACATTCTTCGCATTTCACTTTATTATTTAATGTTTCATTGCGGCACGCACGTTTTCCGTCACCACATATACGCACACCTTTTTTCTTAGCTTCTTCTAAAAGAACACCCCTCGCATGATGTTTCAAACAGTATCCGTCTTTTTTAGAAAGTTTCTCACATTTCTTTTCTGCCCAAGCACATATTGTTGAGGCATTCATTCTGAATATCTCAACAGTATAATGTATCAATCAATTTTTACCAGCACAAGAAAACCCACAACGTTCGCCAGAAGTAAGTAGATGTAAGCCGGATTTCATTAGTTGGAATACGCAAGACCGCCCATGCCAGACATCACGCGCAGCACGTTGTAGTTCGTCGCATACACGCGCACCACGGAGCTGGTCGCCGTGCCAACCGCGTTGTTGGACACCGTCAGCAGCAGGGTGGTGTTATCAATGCGAGACAAGTTGCAGGTGCCGCTGGGCTGGTGCTGCTCAGGGGAGAGCGCGAAGGAGTACACGTTGATGCCCACCGCCGGCACGTTGGTGTGGTGCTGGTAGGGCTGCACCTCGTTGAAGTAGCGGCCCTCGCGCACCGTGAAGCGGTCGTGGCCGTTGAGCTGGAGCAGCGCCGTCACCACGGGGTTCTTGCCCGCCATGCCCTCCAAGCGGGTCACGGAGTAGCCAGACTCCAGCGCCGAGCGGTCCCACCAGTCGGAGTAGTTGAACGGCTGCTGGCCCTTCCAGGGGTTGATCACGCCGTCGTCGCACGACACATACGAGTCGCGCTGCACCACCCACACAAGCTCCTTGCAAGGGTGGTTGAAGTTCAGCTTGATCTTGTTGGAGGACGAGTTGATGGACTCCTGGCCAGTGAACTGGAGGGTCTCAATCAGGTACTCGTGCGACACCTGCGCGAACTTGCGGCGCTCGTCCGTGTCCAGGTAGATGTAGTCCACGTAGAGGGACGCCGCCACCAGGTTCGCCGCGTTCACGCGGTCACGCACCGCGTGCGTGTTGGTCGCCAGGGGCGCAAAGTCCCACATCAGGTTCTGCAGGTCGTTGAACTGCAGGTTGATGCGGACCTCGTGGTACTGGAGCGCAATCAGAGGCAGCGCCAGGCCGGGGTTGCGGCAGAACCAGAACTGCAGGGGCACGTACAGCGTGTACTCGGGGGTGCAGCCCAGCAGCTCGCCAGACGAGTTGGGCTCGCCGCCCGCGCAGTCGTTGTCGCAGTCCTCACCGCCCTGCACAATCAGGTTGGTGAGCTGGGGCACGTTGCCCACCATCTTCGCGTAGCCCGCCTGCTTGCCCGCCTCCTGGGTGAGCTCGTTCCAGATGTGGAGCCAGTCGCCGTAGTGCTTGTCGATGCGCTGGCCGCCAATCTGCAGCTCAACGTAGTCGACCAGGTTGTGGCCCACCCAGTTGAGCCAGCGGAACTGCGCACCAGAGCCGTCCGCCGCCGTGAGCTTCACGGAGGGGAGCGTCGCCTGGAGGTAGATGCGGTGGATTAAGTCACCGTTGCGCTGGATAGTGCAGGTCACCTGGTTGCCGAAGCGAGGGTTGCCGTTGAAAGGGTTCTCGATGGACTCCATCGCGAAGTTGGTGTGGCGACGGTAGATCGCCTTGAAGAAAGTGATCTGCGGGTTGCCCGTCAGATAAACGTCCTGCGCGCCGTAAGCAACAAGCTGCATAAGGCCCCCTCCTGTCATCTTATATTCATATCATAAGAAAAAAAATTTCCAAAATGGAGTTTTTGCCCCAGTTTGGAAAATTGGAAAACGAGCCGGAGAGTTTGATTTCTTAATTTAGGCTTCGCTTTTAATAAACCCTCGTTTCCACTTTTACTTTCTTATCATTGTAAATCCATATTTCATACTTGTATCCAGCCTTTAATGTCGCTAAAGCCTTCTCTTGCACGTTTCCTCTTCTTAATTGAATCGTCCACTCTGACTTTACTTCAATGATTTTGTTCTCTGATTTTATAAACAAATCTGGGAAATATACATGTTTAACATCATTAATGTGATATTCTATTGTTGGAATGCTTGACCTTCCTATGACAATGTCTTCCTCTTCATATTTTTGGACTAATTCATCTAATGCGATATTCTCATATCCTTGAACTTTTACAATTTCTCCACTTGGCATCATATAGTCTCTGAACTTATAGGAAGTTGCTTCCGATTTTGCTTGTACTTCTTTATTCTGATTTGGATGTCCTCCATATACCTTCAAACATGTAGATTTCCATTTATCTTGAACTTCTTTTGTCTGTTTTGGATGACCTCCGAACCTTTCTTTATAAGTTTCTTTTATTTTATCTTTTACCTCCTGGACGGAGCCTGTATTTATACAGCCATATTTATTGAGATTTGTTTCTTGCTTCCTCTGTTCCTTTACCCTCAAACTACACCCCTCACAATAAGGAAGACGATGCACATTCAACATCTCAAAGCGTTTGCTCGTCTCCACCCCACAAGAACAGAGAAACTTCACTCTGAGACGTTGATTATATATTTCATACGTCTCTAACACAGTCGCCCCACCTTCTTTGAGAATATCTTCTAAAAGTTCTTTGGTGTATTTCATGGTTGTATGTATTATCCTAACCCCTATATCAAATTTATAAATGAAGCCGCAAGACCCGGTCTAAACTTCTTCTTAAAGGCATCATAGAATGACAGATAAACAACCCTCTTCTTTATTTAATACTAGACCAAATACAAAACGAAGTCTATTAGAAGGAAAAACTACCCTTGATAATCTTCATCAGATAAACATCAATTCATTAAAGAAAGAGAGAGAGGATATATCAACCATTGATGAGCAGATTTCTGAATATAATGATAAACTCCAGGCAACGAACGATATTGTGTTAAAGAGTCAATATGAGGATTGTATGAACTCTTTGCGGCGAAAGAAGGAAGATTTATTAAATAATAAACCTGTATATGATTATTTATTTGGCGCCGGTGAAATTCTCTTTAATTATTATGACTTACAAGATAAAATCCAAAGCGGAAACCAAGTGGGTGTGTCAAAGATTGTGAAGGCTAAGCCTGGGAGTGTCTTGGCCGCCTTACAGAAGGGCGACCATGTGCAGCAGCAGCAAGAGCAAAAGTCCGCGCCTGCACAGAAAGAACGTGAAGGCCGTGAAGTTCTCTTAGAAAAATACCTACAGAAGGTGGACCCAGAGCATGCAAAGGCGGCCATAACATCTTTTGAAGACCCCCATGGAATGTGTGAAATGTGTGACAAAGAGATGACGTTCAGTAATAACGAGGCCTTGTTTTTCTGTGATTCTTGCGGCCACCAGGAATTTGTGTTGATTGATAGTGATAAGCCGAGTTACAAGGACCCGCCTCGTGAGGTGACATATTATGCCTATAAACGCATTAACCATTTCAATGAGTGGCTAGCGCAATTCCAGGCCAAGGAAAGCACGGAAATTCCTGAGGATGTATTCCAGGCGATTCTGGAAGAGCTGAAGAAGGAGCGTATCACAAACGCCGAGAGCATTAAACCTGGAAAAGTGCGAGAAATCTTGAAAAAGCTCAAGTGCACGAATTTCTATGAACACGTCCCCTATATTTTGAACCGCATCAATGGCAAGAATGCTCCCGTTATGTCTCGCGAAGTAGAGGAGAAGCTGCGATTCATGTTCAAGGAAATCCAGGGGTCATTCGTCAAACATTGCCCTAAGACCCGCAGTAATTTCTTGTCATATTCCTATGTTCTGTATAAGTTCTGTGAGCTTCTGGAGTTGGACAATTATCTCCAGTGCTTCCCCCTTCTGAAAAACAGAGATAAACTCTATAACCAGGACAAGATTTGGCAACTCATCTGTAAGGATTTGAGCTGGGAGTTTATTCGGTCTATTTAGAAAAATTGAACCACCACACCACACCTTTTACACAAGTCCCGCCAAAGCCAAAAATGTCAGCAATTCACGTTAAGAAGCTAAAAGAAGGAAACCCTGAGAAGTTCGCGAATCTTGGAAAGCCTTGGGCAGATGAAGAAGTCGTCCAACTTCTTACAGAAATTCAGAAAAATCTGACGCACTCAGAAATTGCAGAAATTCATAAACGGAGTATAGGATCTATACTATCAAGGATAAAATCAATAGCGACAGATTATCATTTCAATGACAATCGGCCGATAGAGCAAATTATGAAATATACGGGACTGAGTCAAAGGGAAATTCAGGAAGCAATTGTAAAACGGCAGAACCTCCAGAGAAAGGGTTCCCAGGTTACAGACCCGCCTGCAGTTGCGGCAGCAGCTGCTCCCCTTGCGGCAACACCTGCTTCTGATACTCCTACCACGCAAACAAAAGGTCTCACAAAGGAAGATTTCTATAACACAATGTTCGAGCTGCTCACAGTGGCGAAAGATATTCAGCGAATGATGAAGGATTTTCACGCAGATACATTTGTAAGCAAGTAAGCTGGCTAAGGCCTTATTATTTTTAACACACGCGACGCATAATACAAAGGAGGCGTCAAAGCTCCAAATACGCACCACAAGGAACCCACCTCCTGTCTCGGATATACCATTCCAGTAATAATCATAGATATTAAGAAATATGCGGCCACTCCAATTCCTTGTGAAAGAGTGGGCATTCCAAGAATAGAAATAAGTACTATAGAAATTATATATACTAACCAATCTTGCGACCAAGGGTAGTTTTGTGCCCAATTCCAATGTAAATGAGGGTCATTCGGTCTGGGTTGCGTACAATGTAGCTCGGGACTTAGAATAAAAGCAGTCTTACCAATATAAGAATACACACCATATAGACATAGGGCTGCCACAAGTAATAATACATATCCCTTATTCTCCACACGAGTACTATATATAAGTGCCAGTATTCCCAGAACAATCGGCTGCGCGCTGTTAAGCAGGGCGCCTAGAACGGATACATTCTTATGATACTGGTCACATGTTTGGTGACTCCATAAAAGAAATTCTATACCCTGCATAAGAGAAATATATACCCCAAATAAACCTATAATCTTATCTAGGGGTGTCCCTAATTGAAATATAACTGCCGAGAATATTGTACCAATTAAAAATGTGACAAGGCTCACTTCGGCATTGAAACACATCTCTACTAAGGCAGTATAATCCCGAAATCCCTCGCCAGCCAATTTCTCTGGAACGCCCTCTGTTTTTCATACACTTCATCTCCATACATATGCGCCCATACTTCCAAGGCCTGATAATCTTCTTGAGACATCTCATTTTCCCAAGAAGGTTTCTGTTTCAAAAGGCGAACGCTGCTATGCCGATTACACTGAATATCAGGGTTCTCAATATCGTGGCAAAATATAACATCCTCTCCTTGATTATGTGCCAGCTCTTCGCGCAAAGGATATTTGAGCGCGAGTTCCTTTTTCACCACATAATATGTTCCAGAAACATACATGATTCGGCTGACTTTCGGCGATACTTTACAGTCATATGGCAAAAGAGTTTTATTCGAGAATCTCGGATGTAAAAACTGGTTGAACAACACATAATCTCGGAACCGCCGTCCATCCACCGTTTGAATAGGATTAATACAAAGTTGGAAAGAATCTCCGTGGCGTAAGAAACCTTCGTACCATCCTTCGCACAAACAAACATAATCGTGCATTACAACAATATTCTCATATGCCGCCTCTCTGAAAATTATATTCTTCTTCTTCGTAATCCATCCAGACTTCACGGTTTCATCAAACGACACCCTTTTACACCCTTCTATGGAAACACTGCCTCCAACAATAATAATCTCATACCTAGGAATGGCCTGTATCCGTATGCTATCTACGATTTCTTTCAAGAACTGCTGGCTTCCTTGACTAGTAATAATACCAAATGTAAAAGGGATACTCATGGTATGAGTATGCCGCCAGGATTTAGACCCCGTTTCACCTGTGTCGACAAATATCTACGGCCTTATTAGTCATGGGGTATACAGAATTCGTGAAACATCTCCGATATAAATCTATGTATAAACCCAATGAAACTTATTGGGGCATCGGCATTGAAGAAGAGACGTATTTACAATTCGCCAAGCCCTTATATGTTGCCGCCCCAGTAATGCGCAATAACCACGCCGCTGAAAGATATAGTGTCAGATATTATACGACTTATAAGCCGCAATACAAACAGGCATTTGAAAAACTGTTTCCAGACGCCTCTGGATTTTTCCCTGTACCCTTTTTCTTCAATGCACATGCATTCAATAAAATGGATATGTCAGGGAATCACATCACCATATATGAAAAGAAGCCACGTCCGAATCCCAAATACAATGGAAAGACGTTTTTCCAGGAGTTATACTCTTTTACACCATCCTATTATTGCTGCCGGCCTCGCAAATTTTCCAAGATATTTGACAAAAGCTGTATTTTCGACGGAGATTCCATTGAATTCATGACCCAAGATTTCTATAAAACAACAGTAAGTCGTGTTGTCCGTGAATTGGTAAAATCCAAAGAATATTTCCTCCACACGGTAAACACGTTTTTAAAAGAACGTGGCATTTATACGGATAAGGGACTTCTGGAATTTCCTAAGGAAAATCCTGGATTCGTCGTACATTTCACAAATCCGAAGAATATTGCCATGTTCAATAACGGCACCTACCATATCAATATCACTCTCCCAACGGCCTTGGGCGACGTGGATAAAAATCGTCTTCCTAAACTTCTAGACTACACAAAATTCAAAGAAGACCATCGCAAATATATACGTCTGATTCAATGGCTGGAGCCGTTCATAATCGCTGAATTCGGAACAAGTGACCCCTTATCGGCTGTGTCAAAGGAGTATTCACGCGGCTCGCAGAGATGTGCCGTTTCTCGTTATATTGGCGTATGTACCTTTGACACAAACGCCATGCCTGTTGGAAAAATCGTCACCATTCCCGTGAAAGATATTCGCGGCAGTGGAACAGATTTCTGGTGGTATAAGAAATACCACGCAACGAGTGGATACAATATGTTGGAGGAGCTGGGTATGGACGTCAGTTATCGCAAACATTACAATCACGGGGTAGAAATCAGATTTTTGGACTGGTTTCCAGAAAGTCGGCTGAAAGAGTTACTAGAATTCTACGTGTATTTGGCGGATTTATCCTTGGATGTCGGCGTTCAGTTGCCTGAAGAGCCGATTTTGAACGAGGCGTATAATAATTTACTGGTGTCCATGTTACAAGAAGGTAAAGAATACTCGGTGCCTACAGAGACGGTCGCCCTATATGAGAAAGTTCTTGGAATAGAGATAAAGACTAGCCGGCCGAATATGACGCGTATATATGAAGTGATTGGTCGCGAGATGCGTCGGAAATATCATGGGGGTCTGTGTGCTCGTTTGATGCTTTAGACGCCAATTAGAATTGAATCTCAAAATATACGTTATTCCAACTACATGTTGGCAGAATTTTAGTGATAACCTTGTAATTATTATCAATCTCATTCTGTAATTGTTGTAAAGATGATTGGTCATCAAATAAAACTCTTAAAACATTATCTGAACGATTGTTTAATTTTTGTATTAACTTAAATTCATTCGTAATATAACTATTCTCATGATGACCATCGATATGAAAAAAATCGAATTTCTTCTCTAATGTGTTCAAGGCAGATAAACTATCACTATGAATAAAGTGTATAGCATTATTGAAGTATTTATTTAATACATTAACTGCAGGAAGAGTATACTCATCACTTATATCTATACATGTAATTTTCAATTGAGGATTTGATAATAACATTATGAATAACGAATGACCCATATATGTTCCTATTTCCAATACATTATTCACATTCTTCATAGTATTATATAATAACTCTTGTTTTTCATACATTCTTTCACAGTAAGTATATGTTTGTCCATCAAATAAATAAGAACCACATCCGTTCCAAAATTTATTACCACATGCCTCGTATATTTCATAAAATATATTCTTATTTCTTAACAATTTGTTTGTAAATTCTGTATTGTATTTATCATTGATTCTTTCAAATTCCATTGTATATCTTATATATAATTTACTTATTTTAGACCAGCCCAAGAATTATAAAAAATTGAGTTTCCGAGCCTGTGTAAAAGGAAGTCCCTTTACACAGTAAAATGAGCCTTGAATTGATTGTCGGTCCGATGTTTTCTGGAAAGTCTTCGGCTGTTCTACAGCGTGTTCGGCGCGCAAAGGCGATTGGACGAGATGTATTCATTGTAACGTGTATGTTGGATACACGTTATAATGAAGACGGGTGTTCCATTAAGACACATGATTTGGACGGAGTGGCAGCACATGGCCTAGGTGTTGGCGAGTTGTACAAGATATTTGCCTCTGAGGCATACGCCTACCCCCTAATCATCATTGAAGAGGCGCAGTTCTTCGCCGGTCTATATGATGTTGTCTTGAGGGCAGTGGAGACGGATAAGAAGGATGTGATTGTGGTAGGTCTAGATGGAGATTCCGATAGGAAGCCGTTTGGGGATATTTTGAGACTTGTTCCTTTGGCGGATACGGTGACGCGCCTCACTGCATTGTGTAAAAGGTGTGGTGATGGGACTGTGGCGTTGTTCTCTTCATTAGTCTTGGGGAAGGAAGGTAAGTCGGAGCAAATATATGTCGGCGGGGCCGACAAGTATTTGCCAATGTGTCGTAAACATTATTTGGAGAATAGTTCGCCGGCGTCGTCGTCCTCGCAGCAACAGCCGATTTAACGAGCCATGGGGAAGCCGACCAGGTTCGCGCCAATGCCGAAGCCCGCGCCCTGGCGCGCCGTCACGCCGATGGAGGGGGAGAAGATGTCCAGCACCGCGAACACCGCCGCCGCCGCGATGGTCACCGTTAGAATCTCGTCGAGGGGCAGGGGCTTCCGGGGGATGAACACAAGCGCGAGCGCAACAGCCACGCCCTCCACTACATACTTGATTACACGGGTGAGGAGATCATTCATGTCCATCTTACCTTATATTTGTTCTATAGATTTTTTAACCGATAAACCCGGTCTAAAGTTATCGGAAAGATTCCAATAGAAATGAGCAAGCCTGGCGCCGAACCCGAGGAGGATTTTCTGACGGAGGACCCTGAGATTTCCAGCCAGAAGGTGGTTCTCATTAGTTTCCTGAGTCCCGAGAAGATTTTGGCGAATAAGGATGTTTTCTTTTTCCAGAATTTCCTGAAGGATTACGAGCTGCAGTGGAAGACGGCCAAGCTGGAGGCCTGGATGGCCGAGCAGCTCCAGGCGGTGAATACAAAGTTGGAGAATATTGCCGGTAACCTGAGTAAGTTGGCGCCCTCCGTGGCGGCCGCCGTAGATATCAGTGGTTTTTCCGTGGTTGCGGATTCCGTTGCCGATGTGCGTAATTCTCTCCTGCGTGTGGACAAGTTCGTGGAGGATTTCCAGCAGCACTGCCGCAAGAATTTACGCGAGATTTCCCAGGGGACCGTGAAGCAGGAGTATGAGGATTTCCTCTTCAAGAACTCGGCGGCTCTGGAGGAGGAGTTCTTCAAGCAGAACGAGTTCCGGACCACGATTCGTGGAATTAAGGTCCGGGGTGTTTTCGCCTCTGAGGCGGAGGCGGCGGTGCGCGCAAAGAAGCTGCAGCGCTCGGACCCGAATTTCAACATCTACATGGGCTCTGTGGGCAAGTGGATGGCCTGGGAGCCTGAGCCGAGCAAGGTGGGGGAGCAGGAGTACGCCAACGAGCAGCTGAACACTCTAATGAAGAAGTATCGCGAGAACGAGGATGCGCGTGACACTTTTTACAATGAGCAAAAGGCGAAGCGTGTGGGGACGGCACGGACGCGCGATTCTGCCGCGGATTCCACGAATATCGAGGAGCATCAGCCAGAAGCGGCCACGCCCGCCGTGCTTCCCTCGGCAGGCGGCTCATACGATGCCATGTTCTCTGGCCCGGCCGACCTGGCCATTCAGCGGAAGATGGAGAAGAAGGAGTAAATAGCCCAGTACAGAAGTCCAGATATTTCATTTACGATTCCGAATTTCCGAATCACAAATGGAATTTACCGCATACGACGACTTACTCATCACCCTCGGGAACTGCATCAGGATAACGCGTCGCCACCTTCTGGCATTTATTGTGTTGGCAGAACTCGCCCTCGGCGCACGTCATGCCCGCACAATCCAGGTCACGGAAGCCAGACACACTGCTAGGGAAATACTCAGGCGCCGCCGCCTTCAGAATAGGAAGAAGAGCAACGGCCACAAGTAAACCGATAATTGCATACCAGGTTACTTTGCGTATAGAAAGCCTCGCCATATCTACTCTAACACCCTCTTTAATAATAAGGCACGGGGGCACCAGGGACCAGCATATCCACAGGCTCCTTTTCTTCCACAACCACCTTCTCCGTTTTTGCGCAAAATCCATTCAAGCACTTCAAATCGCCGCCGCAGGGCATATCTGCACCGCACGCATTCATAGCGCTGCCGCCGGAATAAAAGCCCTCGGCTACAGGAGACCGTAAGAACACTAGGACAAGACCCAGAACAAATATAAGGCCCAAGGCCCAGCATAAATCTGTCATACATACACCCTTTGCCATTTACTACTTTATTGCGTAGGATATTTGCGAACTTGAATCATCGGCCCCTTCAGGCGTTTTGCGGCGGTGGCGTCGTACTCATTGGACTCTTCCCCGTCTTTTTCCTTGTAATTCGCCATGGCGTGATCCCAGAATTCCTGCGCACCAATACGGAATTCGCCGTGCATCTGCGCCTTATACCAAAACACCGTATCTTCCAACCTATTACTCTGCGAATTGTTGTTCATCACAATACACTCGTAATTCTGAGTGCACTGGTCCATCACTTGACAGAAGAACTCAAAGCTCGGGAAAGCACTACCGAAATTCTCAAAAATGCGTTTCCTGTTGGTAACATACGGCTCTCTCAGAATGAAGCAATAATCCACGTTGGTGCGCAACATCGGAGGAATGCCCAGAGGATATTGCATAGTAATCAAAAAGAACACCTTCAGCCAACGCCCGTTCAAGAAAAGATACCGGATATTTCTATCGTGTAGCCAGCTGTCGTCGTATAGACAGTCGTCCATAATCAAAAAGCTGCGAGGGTCTGTGCGACCCGCCCCATACGCCTCAATCTCCTTTTGCACCTTCGCCATAATCAGCTTCTGGCGCTTACAGAAATTGGCAATAATCACGGGACTGTAATCTCCATGAATGAACAACGGAGGAATGAGTTTCTTATAGAACTGATTGGACTCTTCTGTACCACTAATCACCGTCCCCAGGGGCATTTCTTGATGGTGAAAGAGCAAGTCGCGCACGAGGGTTGACTTACCCGTACGACGCCGCCCAATGAAAACACATACGGCGTCTTGCGGAATCATTTTCATGTCGAACTTCCGGATACCAACATTTAAGGCGGCACCAGCGTCCGTCATTCTTTGTATTCAGAGAATGGAAAATTCTTACTCTAAAAATGCGTGTTATATCCGCCTTTCAAACCCCGATGACCGGTTAGAATGGACCCCTGTTTAAACCAACCAATTCCAGTATCGCTCCCTTTCTGGAGAAAGTATTCCAAGGCCCCAGAAATTCCTGGCTATACAGACATATCCTCTCTTACACCGATTGTTGGAAAGTTTCTGGGGTCCATGCCAGATTCTGAAGGACAGTTAAATTCAGACCAGATGTTTACAAAAGTGGTGGATTTTGAAGGGAGCAGGGAATGTGTGATTGAGACGGTTGGAAAGGCAGAGAAGAAGAAGACCAAGGCATTTTGCAAGGTTTCTCATTTACTCGACCCTGTCATGAGTATTAAGAATTATTACGACCACCCAGAAAAGGGTGAGCGTCGTCGCCTCTATAAGTTGAATAATCCTATGAATCAGGCATATATAGATACGTTGGCCAATTATTTGCTGGGACAACTTCGCCAGAGAAATGTAAGCCCGCATTTTTGCCAGTTTTACGGTGGCTGGAAAGCCACGGCAGACAAGTATCGGTTCAATATTACCGACGAGTTCGAAAGTTACAGAAGATACAAGGATTTCTGGAATAGAAAGAGGGAAGGAAAGTTTGCCTTATACGTTGAAAAGGATGATTCCTCTGACTGCTCGGACTCATCTGATTGCTCGGACTGCACCCATTCGGAATCAGACGTGTCCAAAAAACTATTCGGAACACCGAGCAGCTCTCTGCGCTCCACGCCATTTTCATATTCCTCATCGGCCACCCATAGAAGCTCTGTAAAAAGCCATATTTCTCTTTCTGCCGAAGGCGAAGGCCAAGGCCAAGCTGCTGGAACTGTGTTAGAGGAATTGGAAAGTGTTTCCACATTTGGAACTCGGAAAACGAGTGTTTCTTCTGATTGCTCTGAGGAGGAGTCTGGGTCTTCTAATTCTTCTGATGACTCTGACAATTCATACTCTGTGTTCGTGGAGCTGAAATCGTATCCCGTGATGATGATATTCCAGGAAGAAGCCGACGGAGTTCTAGACGACCTCCTGGAAGACGACGAGGCGGTCGGTGCACCTCAAGGAAGCCCAGAATGGGAGGCGCGCTGGACGGCGTGGACCTTCCAAGTTATCGCGGCACTCTGTGCAGCCCAAGGAGTCCTCGGATTTACACACAATGATTTACACACGAATAATATTGTCTGGACGGCCACGGACGATTCATGGCTGTTCTATAAATCCCGCGACGGGACTGTGTGGCGTGTTCCCACATATGGACGGATTCTGCGGCTCATTGATTTCGGCCGCGCCATATTCCGTGTAGGCGAGGAGTGGTTCATCAGCGACGACTATGAGAGCGGTGGAGATGCAGAGGGCCAGTATAATTTCGGGAGAATCCAGAGGGGAAGAAACCCCCCCATATACCCTAATCCCTCATTTGACTTGTGCCGTTACGCCGTGAGTATAATGGAAGCCCTCTTTCCAGAAATGCCCATTGAAAATCTGGAAGGGGCGATTCTATCCCAAGAAGGTAATTGGCTGGTAAGAGAGACAGAATCTCCGCTTTGGAATCTGCTATGGTCATGGTTGCTCGACAAGGACGGTAAAAACGTCTTAAGAGAAGAAAACGGAGATGAGAGATTCCCTGATTTTGACTTGTATCAACATATAACGGAGAATGTGACGAATGTGAAACCCCAAGAGCAGCTACGTCGCCCTATATTCTCCTCTTACACAGTGCCGGCGAATTCCGTGGGAGATTGGGAGACTATTTATCCGTTGTTTTGTTAGGGCGGAGTGAATCAAATACCGTTTTTATATCACTGTATGAAACATTTTCACATTTCGCATTTTTTTATCATCACAGGTGTCCATTTCCTTCAGTTCTTCTACAAATATCTTGAACGAGTTCTTTTTTTAATGATTCTTTCTAATAATCATATGATTGTCGTTGGATAACAATACCATACTATGTGTATATATTCTGTTACTCTAAATTAAAAATCCTTCGGATCCTTAATTTATAGTTTTGCGAAATAATT